CGCGCGACATGTTCGCAAGCGACGCGGAATGGATTGACGCCAAAGTTGAACATAAATTGCAGCAACGTGATAACTATCAACGCGAATCTGAAGGCGCTAGGAACGCAAGGGCGGTACAAGTTAAAGTACAGACTATTTACGCGCAAGCTGAAAAGTTAACGGGCTTTGATAAAGACGCTTTTGACGATTTGCCAGTAAGTCAAGTTATGGCTGATGTCGTTATGGAAAGTGACGTAGCAGCTCAACTGATGGCTTTTATGTCAAGTCACCCTAGTGAAGTGGAGCGCATTGCAAAACTTACGCCAGTTAAGCAAGCCGTCGAACTTGGGAAGTTGGAATCAAAACTCCAGCAACCCGCAAAAACCTCAAAAGCCCCGCCGCCTATTTCCCCTATTGGGACGCAAGGTAGCGTATCGACAAGTTTGGCTAATGCTGACTTCGCAACCTACAAGGCTATGCGGATTAAGGAAAACGCCAAATGGTCACGTTAATCTAAGGAAAATTAAATGTCAAACATTTTAGTAACCAATGCCCTAGTGGCAAAAGAAGCGCTTGCAATTCTGCAAAACATGGTAGGGTTCGCTAAGAACGTCAACCGTGATTTTGAATCTGAGTTCACAAGCAATCAAGGTCGCGGCTATTCGCCCGGTCAAACCATCAACATCAAACGCCCACCACGTTATACATACCGTGCGGGTCGTGTTGCTGTACCTCAAGCAACCGTAGAGACATCTACACCGATTACCCTATCTCAGGGCGGTGCGGATTTGAACTTTACATCGTTTGAGCGTACACTGACTTTGCAACAGTTCGAAAAGAAACTCATGGCGGCTTGCGTAGCGGTTGTGAATGAAATTGACCGTCAAGGTTTGGATTTAGCACGTCGTGCAACGGCTAACTTGGTAGGTACACCGGGTACACCTCCTAACTCGCAAGCTACAGCACTCGCACTGTTAACCAATGGCGGTCGTATCTTGAATGAGATGTCAGCACCACAAACAGACCGTTTGTTGGTTGTTAACCCAGCTATGAATGCAAACATCTTGCAAGGCTTTACAGGCATGTTTAACCCAGCCGCTACCAATAGCGCAGGTTTTAAGCAAGGCATGGTACAAAGCATGTTGGGTTTTGACGTAGCTATGGACCAAAACGTAGCACGTCACGTCAACGGTACGCAAGCCGCTGGTACTGCTACCGTCGCAGGCGCTGGGCAAACTGGCTCTACGCTGACTGTTGCCGCTTTGGGTGGTACTATCACTCAAGGTACAGTGTTCACCATTGCTGGTGTTAACGCGGTGAATCCACAATCACGCCAAGATACAGGCTCACTGCAACAGTTTGTTGCTACAGCTAACGTAGCATCTGGCGCGACATCGATTCCAGTGTTCCCAGCTATCACGCCTACAGGTGCATTCCAAACCGTTACAGCATCACCTGCCAACGCGGCGGCAATCACTATCGTTGGCGCGGCTTCTGCCTCTTACGACTCTAACATTTTGTTCCACCGCGATGCGTTTACGCTTGCAATGGTTCCGATGGCAGAGCCTACAGCGGGTACAGGTGCAAAAGTTACTCAAATGTCAGACGATGGCTTTACCGTCAAAGTCACAGAGGGTTACGACACCATGAATGACAACAGCGTGATGCGTCTCGACGTGTTGTTTGGCTGGGCTGCACCTTACCCAGAGTTGGCTTGTAAAGTCGTTGCTTAATTAACATAAAGGAAATATAAAATGATTTTACTTAATCGCCCTTATGACGCGTATCTAGCTGGTACGATTGTTCAACTGCCTACAGCGGTAGAAGCCTCCTTGGTAGCTCAAGGCTTGGCAAGCACTTCTGCTGGCCCTGTAACGCCTGGCGCTGTAAATGCTGGCAACCAAACTATGGGTCGTGTCGGTATTGCGGCTGCTGGTACATCGGTAACGGTGACTAGCGCAGCATGTACCGCTGAATCTAAGATTGATGCTTACATTGCACAAGCTGCGGCCGACGGTACAGCGACTTCCATCGTTCGTATTCTGCCAGCGGTCGGTTCGTTCACAATCTACCTTAATGCGGCTGCTACGGCTGCTGTAACGGTAGATTGGGCAATTATCAATATCTCTGGTATTGTTAACCGCGCAGGTACTTAAAACAAACGGCGGGGTGTAAAAAGCCCCGCCTATAAGGAAAAATATGTTTCAAGAATATCCAAAATGGGTCAACGGCGTTATCGTTGAAAACAAAGAAGAAGAACTTGCTTTGACGGGCGAGATTGTTGAAGAAGTCGAAGAAGAAGCGCCTAAAAAGCGTGGTCGTCCTGCAAAGGCTGAATAATGCCACTACCTACTCGTACCGTAACGTGCATTGATTTAATCAAGCGTGCTTATCGGTTAATCGCCGTCTATTCAATTGGTGAAACACCGACTTCAAGCGAAGCTGTGGACGGATTAACCGCATTAAACGCGATGCTTAGCGATTGGGCGAATGAAGGTCTAATGACCTACGCTACAACTACGGATGCTATCCCTATTGTAGCAAACACCAATACATACACTATCGGCGCAACTGGTGGTTTTGTATCTGACAGACCGCAAGAGGTTCTTAGTTCCTCTTACATTCAATACAGCGGAGTAAGTTATCCACTGGGTTTATTGACTCAGGAACAATACAACGATATTCAAGTCAAGGCTATATCAGGTATTCCAACATCAATGTTGTATATTGGTACGTTTCCTAACGCAACGATAACACTCTATCCAACACCTAGCGACACAATGACACTTAACTTGGTGTCTAAAAAGTTGCTGAATGTGTTTGCGAACTTGACCGATGTTGTCGCATTACCGCCCGGCTATGAAAACGCTGTAGTCTTTAACCTAGCCGTTTACCTAAGTGCTGAGTTTGGTATGCCACTACCGCAACAGGTAGCCATGCAAGCGGCTGGGTCGAAACGTACTATTAAGCGCACTAACCACGTATCGCCTATCCTGAAAATGCCATATGGTGTGCCTATGAAACGCAATTATTCAAGGTTTGACTATCCATGATGCCCTTTCCTATTTTCGGTATAGGTAATCAAGGCAGGTCATTAGACGTTGACGCGCAAATAAGAACCAATCTTTACGTCGAGGTCAACCAAGACCCTGAAAAGAACATTCTCACGCTTTATCCGACGGCTGGGTTGTCTTTATTCTCAGACTTTGGCGCATCACCATGTCGTGGGATATGGGAGGTATCTGGGGTACTTTATGTTGTCAATCAAAACAAACTCTATGCATTGTTAAACAACGGAATGTATATCTCTATCGGGACATTATTAACCAGCGATGGATTGGTGAGCATGACCGACAATGGTAATCAAATCTGCATTGTTGACGGTACTTATGGTTATATTTATGACCGCTCTACCCTCACATTTACAAGAATTACAGATTCGGGTTTTCCGACTAACCCTCAACACGTAGATTTCAGCGACGGTCGGTTTGTCACCAATAAGGGGGGAACAGGTCAGTTCTACATCTCTGCACAATACGACGGATTGACTTGGGGCGCGTTAGACTTCGCAACCGCTGAGGCTAGCCCTGATAACCTAGTCCGCGTCATTAGCGATAGTGGCATCTTGCTCTTAATGGGTGATAAAACAATCGAGCCGTGGGGCAACTCAGGCGCATTAGACTTTCCCTATGCTCGAATTGGCTCAGGTGCGATTGAATGGGGCTTGGCTGCTAGATGGTCATTGTGTAAATACATGGATTCACTGATTTTCTTACGAAAAAATCGGCTAGGACAGGTACAAGTTTGTATCCACCAAGCGGGCGCTGCTAAGGCAGTCTCTACCCCTGAGATGGACGCGACCTTTGCACAATATCCCGCAACTTCTGATGCTGTTGGCTTTGCTTACATGGCCAACGGACACCCTTTCTATCAAATAACTTTTCCGACAGCGGGTGAATCATGGTTATTTGATGGTCAATCACAATCATGGTCAAAACTCAGCTCTAACGGTGGTAGACATAAAGCGCTTTTATATGCCCAATTGCTTGACAAAAAGCTAGTCACAGACTATCAAAATGGTAAAATATACCAACTGAAAGACGATGTGTACACGGATAATGGTGATGCCATTGCTAGAGAATTTATAACAAAGCACGTAGGTGGAGGAGACTATTCCACCATTGCAAGTCTTTGGCTAGAGATGGAAGCGGGCACAGGTACTCAGACAGGTCAAGGCTATGACCCGCAAATCATGATGACGGTAAGCCGTGATGGTGGTCACACTTATGGGTCGGAACAGTGGCAAGCATTTGGTAAGACAGGCGAATACACACGACGCGCAAAATGGAACAGAATAGGAAGGGCTAGAAATTGGGTTTTCAAATTCCGTATCACAGACCCCGTGAAAACTGTTATTACGCAAGCGTGGGCGCAAAAGTATGAGTAACTTTGATTATCCAAACGATAGCCCTTTAGTCGGCGAAGACTTCAAACTAACACTGCCTTGGGCTGATGTTTTTAGTCGCTGGCATAACCTCATCACCGATGGCGTAAACAGCGGTACAACAGCACAAAGACCGACTACACGTCTTTATGTAGGTCGGTTTTACTACGATGAAACATTGAATAAGCCGATATGGTTTAGAGCCTTGCCTAATGTATGGCGTGATGCAGCGGGGGCGATTGTATGAGTTTGGTTAGTTATAAATATTGGATAACATCTACTTTTAAAAAATCAGTTCGCGAAGCTGGTGATTCGGTTGGTAAGTCAATAGAAGCAACTAAAGCGGCTGAAAAACAGCTTGAAACATTAGACGGCGGGACGGTTAGAAGTGATATTTGCAAACTTCAAGCGGCATTAGGTCATAGTATCGCAAGTGGTGAATTGCAGGAAGTAGGCGCGGAATTAACACATACATTCGCACCCGGCGTCTACATGCGAACAGCTTACATCAAAGCGGGTTCTATCATTGTTGGGAAAATCCACAAACACAAACATGGAAATATTTTGTCTCACGGCAAAGCCACTGTAATGACGGAATCAGGCGGTTTGCAGCATATCGAGGGATTTCTCTCTATGGTCTCAGAAGCTGGCACAAAACGCGCTGTATACGCTCATACAGACCTTATATGGACAACTATCCATTTGACAGATTCGACAGACTTAGAGCAAATAGAAAAAGAGCTAATCGCGCCTACTTATGAGGATTACGAGAAGTTTTTATTGGAATCTGAACCTATGAAAAAAATAGAGGTGACACTATGACTTGGATTGCCATTGGCACAACTGCTGTAAGTGTAGGCGCTAATGCGTATAGCGCCAATAAATCAGCAAAAGCACAAAGAAACGCATCTAATGCCAATGCAGCACTTGCTGAAAAACAATTAGCCGAAGACACTCGACGCTATGATTTAAACCGTGCCGACCAAGAGCGCTGGGGCATGATGCAAATCGCTGGCGAAGAGCGCATGTACCAAGAGACGCAAGCGCGTAATCAGGGCATGATGGACAGGGGCGAAACGGCGGGTAATCAACTTGCTTATCGTATGGGTTTGGGTGGTTCGGGAACTGGCGAGGCTGGTGGATTAAACAAACGATACAAAGACTTTGCGTTTGAAAAAGACCCGGGCTATCAATTCCGAATGGACGAGGGGCAAACTGGCGTAAATAATAAATTTGCTGCTAGTGGCGGGTTGTTATCAGGCGCGGCTATGAAGGCTCTAACCCGATTTAATCAGGACTATGCTAGTAACGAAATGGGCAATGCCTACGGTCGTTATTCAAGCGATAGAGCGGCTTACGCAGCCGATAACACGAACGAATACAACCGTTTAATGGGCATTCAAGGTGTCGGACAAAATGCCGTTAATTCCGTCTCGGGAATAGCAGCCAATGCTCAGGGACAAATCTCAAATGCTTATCAAGGTATTGCAAGCGGACAACAAAATGCAAGCAACCAATTAGGCGCGGCGCAAAGTAATTATTTCAACAACCTAATGAGTAACAATAATGCTAACGCTAACGCAAGCGCAGCCTATAACAACGCATGGGGCAATGCCTTGGCTGGCGGTTTAGGTACAGCGGCTGCTGGATGGAATAATTACCAGAAAAATAAAACGTCATATTCATACCCTACTGGGAATTATGGCGGATATGATTACCTTGATTTTTAAAGGATAAACCATGCAACCTAGACGCCCTTACAATAGCAACTGGTTAACCGAGTTTACCCAGCAAAATAAACAGAGAATGGACGGTCAAAACGTCATGGCTTTACAGCTA